CGGAGCTTCGGCCAGCACCAAGCTGTTGCCGGTCACCGCGTAGTCGGTCGCCGAGGCCGGGCCGCTGGTGGTCGGGATATACACGCCAGGCTCGGATGCGGCCTCGATTTCGGGATGCCAGACCAGTACGTCGGCGGTGCCGGACGTTGCGCCGTCGTCCTGATTGGCGGGCACGGTTTCCAGCGCCTCGACCAATTGCCACTGATTAGTGACCGTCGCCAGCCGCACCGCATCGAGCGTGTAGAGATACAGCGTCACCGGGTCGGGACCGGTCGCCTTGATCCACAGCGCGCCCGTTTCCGGCGTACCGGGCGCGTCGGCGTCCTGCTGGAAAGCGGACCAGTCCTGATCGCCGGTCGCTGCGCCAAGGCTCAACTGCACCCGGCAAGCGGACATCGATCCATCCGGCGCTGCCGCATAGTTGGGCGTGACCACTGGCGCGGAGCCGGTGCCGGCATAGCTGCCCTGCCACGACGCATCGGTGAAGTCGCCGGAGTAGTGCGCCAGGTTGGTGCGCAGCGTCGCGTACAGCTTCTGGCGCGCGCCGTACTGGGTGCGGTGCACCGCCGTCACGGTGGGCGAGCCGGTCAGCTGGTTGCCCTGCTGATCGCGCAGCGCGAAGGTGGTCGACGTACCGTTCGGGGCGGCCAGCTTGGCCGCTTGCACGCTACCGGTGTACGGATAGCCGGCTGCCACGTAGGTATTGCCTCCATACGTGATGTTCTGCGGCGCGTCGGTGTAGTACAGGACCGTCCCCGACAGCAGGGTGAGCGTGTAGAGGTCGGCCACCATCAGGTTCTTGGAGCTGGCCAGCATGGTCTTGAAGCCTGCGGAGACCGTTTTCATCGCACCGTCCGCATGGTGATGCCCTGCACTTCGTACATCTGGCTCAGCATCTGGTTGAACTCCAACTTATCGTCCACGAAGCGCACCAGAAACGGGCTGGCCGGATCGTTGGCGACGTTCAGATAGAACGGCAGGAACGAACCCTGCTGGTTCTCGAAAAAGGTTTCGAGCGTCTGCTGATCGGCCTGCGACAGGTACGCGAACGTGAGGTCGAACTCATAGATCGGTGCCGTCCAGCGGCCAGTGCGGAACTCGGCGCCCGAGGCGCTGGTTTCCACGTCGGTCGACCACAGCACACGCTTTTTGATGTCCCAGGTGATGCCGGGGAACGTGGGGAAGGTCGGCGTGGTCATCGGGTGCTACCTGCAAAGTGGCCGCGCCGATTGGCGTTCTTGATGGCGTCAGCGATCACGCCCGGATTGCGCCGAAGCATGTCCTTGAACCCGCGCGGGTCGGTCGTGTGGATATGCACCGGGCCGGCTGCATTGCCGCCCTGCCCGCCCTTCATCGCCATCTGCCGCATCGGGTTGGCGATATGCGCCGGCAGCACCATCTCGTCCTTGTGCAGCTCGGTCATCGCGCCGTCAAAAGGCACGCGTTCCCAGCCGCCACGCGCCGAAGAGATCATGCCGCTGAACGCCTCGATGCCGGCGAACGCGACACCGGCCGCGATCGGCGCCAGGACCGGGCCGACGTAGGGGATGCCGACGATGGCTTGGTAAGCCTTGGCTGCGCCGGTAGCGGCGGCGCTGGTGATCTGGCTTTTGCCGGTGGCGGCGTCCGATGCTTTGGACGCTGCGGCGGCGGTGGCTTCGACGGTGGCGCGGGACGCAGCTCCGACGGTGGTGGCGGTGGTCTTGGCCGCTTCATTGGCGACCCAGTTCACAACCATGCTGATGCCCTGCTCGATGAACTTGGCCGCGATCGACTCGCCGATCTTCGCCATCGACTGGCGTAAGGTCTGCGTGCCCTGAATCATCCCGTTGATGGACTGCTGGAACGCCTGATTGATCGGTCGCAAGCGATCCTGCCAAAGCTTCTGGTTGTCCTTGGCCGCCTTGTCGTCAAGCTTTAGCATCTCCAAGGCGTGCTGCGCCTGAAGTTTCTCGATTTCCTTGTTGATCTGAGCGACCATTTTCGGCTTGCCGGCCAAGAGCAACATTTCCCGCTGCAACGCGGCCGCTTCGATCTGGTATTCGCGTTCGTAGGCCGCCATCAGCGAGGCGGTTTCCTGCTGCTGCGACGATTGCCCGAGCGCAAGGCGCGTTTCGATCTTCTCTTTCTCGATCGCCAGCGTGGATTGCGCGCCCGCGATGGCCGCCGAGGTCTCCGACTGCACAGCCTGCTGCTGCCTCTGGGCCTCTTGCACTGCTGCTCGTTGGCGCTCGGCATCGACCTGCTTGGTTAGCGCATTGACCTGCGCGTAGGCGTCCGCATACGCCTTGCTTCCCTGCTTGGCTTGCCCGAGTTTGGCGGTCCAGAAGTCCAGCTCAAACTTCAATTTGTTGGCGTTCGATACCTGCTGGTCCGCCTCTTCCTGCTTGAGTTGTTCCTCGGCCAGCTTGTGCTCGCTCTGGTGCGCCGCCGCCTTCACGTCATACTTTTTGTGCAGGTACGCTTTGATCTTTTCCAGCCCTTCGCCGCCGGTTGCATCGCCCTTGTCGTCAAAGGTGATGCCCTTCACCCGCTCATCGTTCGGGTTTGCCGCGTGGATCGCCTTCTTGAGCGCCAGCTCCTTTTCCAGCGCGTCGTTGTATGCCGAGACGCTGTGCATGCCCTTGAGCATGGCGTCATCTTCTTTCTGCGCGGAGATGCCGTCGTCCTGCACCTGCTGCGTTTGTTTCTTGTCCGACGCGGCGCCGCGTGCATCGGCGGCCTGGCGCTGCAAGCCGGCCAGCTTCTCTTCCAGCAAGCTGACATCCGCCCGCATCGGATGAAACGGGTTGTAGACCTCGAACTTGTGGCCAAACGCCTCGCCCAGCGTCGTGTAGCCGTTTTTCGTGTCGTCGATTTGCTTTTGCAGCTGGGCTATCTGCTGCTCGAGCGTGTTCTTGCGACCGAAGTTTGCGACCTCGTCGCCCGCATCTCTGATGGCCCCCTTCAGCTCGCGCCACCCAGCAATGACGATGCCGACATCCTCGTCAGCCTTGGCCAGCCGCTCGGTGTTCGTCTCCTGAAAGAGCTTGACGGCCTCTTCGGCTGCGCCGGTCGCGTCGCCCTCATCCTGTAATTTCTGGATGTGCTCAAGCTGCGCCAGCGAAAGGAAGTGATACTGCTCGTTGAGCTTTTGGAGAGCCTGAACCGGCCGCTCTTGGATCTTGACCACGGCGTCAACCGCCTGATCGATGCTCTGCCCGGTGAGCGCAGCGAAGTCCACCACCGCCTTGCCAGCCACGCCCATTGCGTCGCCGCTGAACTTGCCCGACTCGGCCAGCTTGAGCATCGCCTCGCGCGCGGTTCCGATCGTGGTCTCGCTGCCGCGCAGCGACTCGGCCATGCCGTTGAATTGCCCCTCGGTGATCCCGATGGCGCCACCGGTCTGCTGTAACGCCTTGGCGAACTCGTTGCTCTGCTCGATGCCCTTTACCACTTCCGCGCCAAACGCGAACACGGCCGCGCCAGCAGCAATCGCTGCCAAACCAACCGGGCTGAACGCGTATTGCAACAGGTTCATGCGGTTGGCGAGGGTGATCGTGGACCCTTCGAGCCGCGTCCAGTTGCCGCGCAGCGCCTCGCCCGTCAGCACGCCCAGCTCGCGCGCGACGCCGCCGTTGATGGCCATCGCTGCGGTGTTTTCGGTTACCGCTACCGTGGCGGTCTCGGTGCTTGCCGCCATGCCAAGCTCGGCAGCGTTGAGCGCCTCGACATAGCCCGTGTATTCGGCAGCTGTTAGCGCGCCGGCAGTCATTGCCTGATCGAGCGCAGCTTCCGCTTCGGCCAGCGCGCCAGTGCTCGCCAAATCCCCGGCAAACGCCGCGTTGAGGCGAACGTGAGCGTCCACCTTGGCCTGCACGGCAGCATTGAAGGCCGCCGCCTCGGCGGCGACCGCTTCCATCATCGCGGCAGTCGCGGCCTCGGTCGCGGCCGCCGCCTCTTCCATAGAGACCGATACCGCCTCGGCCGCCGTGGTCGCGCTCTCGCCGATCGCTGCCTGCGCAGCCTCAACCGCCGTGGCCGATTCCTCGACCGCCGCCGTAATGGCCTCGCTAGCTGCCGTGACGCTCTCGGTCGCCGCTTCCATGCCGGCCTGCAACCCGGCGAGGTCGGCGGTGAGCAGAACCTTGATTTCGTTATCGGCGGCCATTGGAATCCTGGGCAATAAAAAACCCCGCCGGAGCGGGGTTCGTGGTGTGGGTGACGCTTAATCGGCTAACTGACGTTTGCGCCGTAGACGCTGGATATCCCAACGCACGTCTGCCCTTCAAACATCAGGGCAACGCGAAAGCCTGAAGCGGCCCATTGATAGAGCGCCTTGCCGTTACCCATGTTTGCCGTAGATATGGGATCGCCGGCAACGCTGGTGATATCGGCGAGCGATTTTCCTTTCAGCTCGCCGAGCGAAACAAACTTCTTCGCCATCGTTTGGCCTGGCGCGCGAACCCCTGCGCTGACGATCGCGTAGAGGATCAAGCCAGCCACGATCGGAATGATGAAAAACATATCCGCCAACCTCCCCTGTTAGGTCCGCCGATCCTACGCCAGCGGACCCAACCGGGAAAGTGTCAGCCCATCGAGGCCACGGCCGCATCAAACTCGCCGTCGTCCTCTTCCTTGGCCTTCCCGCCGATCCCGAGATACGCCTGGACCATCCATTGCACAGGTGGCCGATCCTTCCAGCCCTCGGAAAGATCGGCCACGTCCTGCCAGGTCAGTCGTTCGAGGATGTCGTCGGGGAACCATCCGGTGGCGGAGTGGACGAGTCCGATGACACGGGCTCGGGTGACGGGCTCGCGCTCGCCTCCTTCGCCAGTTCCAAAGGGCGGGCCACGTACCCCGAGATAGCCAGCATGCCGTTGATGATCGGCCGCAGCATCGGCAAGTCGATCAGCTCATTGAACTGGTCGCGGGTCATCTCGGGATAGTTGCGCTGCACGAGCGCGAACAGGATGTCGCCTGCCGCGCTCACGTACTCCGCGAAGCCGGCCTCGCCCTCGGGTTTGCAGACCGTGGCGATCTGCTCCTTGTAGGCGAAGTCGATCCGCAGGTTGATCGGCGGCACGGTGTATTGCTGATCGCCGAGGGTGATGATGGCGCCCGGAATCATGGCTTACTCCGCCACATACGGGGTGATCGTGCGACCGGCCGAGTCCGCAAACGCGGTGAAATCCAGCTCGGTGATGCCCCAGTCCGCCATCTTCGTCGGCAGCGACAGCTTGGACGCGATGCAGCTCCACAGCTTGAAGCTCTCCTGCACACCGTTGTACGCGCGCTGCACGATGATGGTGAAGGTCGGCTGCACGCCTTGCAGCGGGTTGCCGGTGGTGATCGTGGTGCCGCTGGCGGCGACGGTCTTGGTGTAGCTGATCAGCACCGGCACCGACGCATCGGCAGCGGCGAAGGTGTAGACGCCGGCCGCGACGGTGTACTGGCCCACGGTCGGGGCGCTGGCGACCTTCTTGAACGGCAGGCCGGTGTTCGCGTACAGCACGCCCTCGTCTTCCGCCCACGTCGCCGAGCCGGTCACGGTCACGGTGTAGGTGGTCGTCGCCGGGACGCTGCCCGCCTCGTTGTAGACCAGCTGCACGGTACCGCTGGCGATGGTGCCGCCGAAGAACAGATCGTTGTAGAGCGCGCCGTTGACCTGGGCGAACTTCGCCTTGCCGGTGATCTTCTGCTGCGCGGCGCCCACGGCGACCGGGTACTGGCCCTGGCCGTACAGCTCTTTCAGGGTGCGCGAGATGTCGAGCGAGACATCCTGCAAGGTGCCGATCTGGATCGGCGTCGAATTGGCGGCGGTGTTGGTCGCGAACAGCAGACCCGAACCGAAGGAACGAACGGCCATAGTGATTACTCCTGAGTGGCGGCGGGTGCCACGGCGTCGGCGACGTGCTGAATCAGCGCGGCCTTGTCGTCGGCGGAAAGGGGTGCGCGGCCGGCGAGTGCGGCGGCGTGGAAGTGGGCGGCGTACCAGCGCTCGATGGCGGCGATCACGCGCTCGGCGTCGGTTTCGACGGCCTTCACGGCACGCTTGAAGTATTGGGATACGGGCAAGGCTTCGCCCTCCGGTGTCCCGGATACGGTTTCGTCAGTCATGGGTGTTCCTCGGGTTAGCCCGGCAGGCGGATCACAAGCGGGATACGTGCAAAGCCTCGGTCGTCCATCGCGCCCTCGGCGAACTCGATACGGCCATCCAAACGGACGGACTCAACCAGCCCGCCCAGCGCTTGCGTACCGGACGGATTGAAGGCGGGAGGCAGGCCCACCGATGCGCACAGGGCGTCGATCAGCGGGTTCAATTGGGTCGCGTGCGAGGTCGCGCCGTCGCCGCTGTAGACGTACACCCACCACTCCACGGTGAGCTGGCCGATCGGCGGCAGGTTGCCCGATGGTTGCGTCCAGTTTTCGGACATCTGCACCTGATAGAAGGCCGGGAACTCGGCCGGTTGCAGCTCCTCGATGTGCCGCAGCCGGCGTGACGACTGATTGAAGCCGGCCGCTGCCTGCCCCTTGGCAAACAGGGCGGCGTAGATGGCTTCGCGGTTCATGCCTGGGCCTGCGCGATCAGTTCGGCCATCGAGACGCGGATGCGCTCGATTTCCTGCGGCGCCTTGTCGCGCAACGA